CCACAGGTACAACTGGCCCTGGCGCATGTGCGAGGGGAAGGGGCGGTTGATCTCGAACCAGATCTCCTCGGCCGTCTTGCCGTCGAGGTACTGGTTGTAGAGCCGGGGCGCCTCGAAGGCCAGGGTCCTGATGCCGATGGACTTGATCTCGATCAGGGTTTGGAGGTCGCCGTCGTCTATGGCACCGTCAGCGTGGCCCTCGATCTGCACCGTCTTGCGGCGCAGGGGGTACTCCTTGTAGCCGATGCGGTCGCTCTTGCAGAACTGGCACTCGGTCGGTGACTTGGCGAACCACTGGTGGCCGCACTCCCGGCAGCGCCACATGCCGACGAGCACACCCATCTCCCACAGCCAGGTCTGGTACTTGGCGTGGATGGTGTGGCCCTCTGCGAACACGTTCTGCATGCGGAAGCTGGGGTTGGCCTTCGACGCCTTCTCCGGGGCGGTGCCGGTGATGCGGTAGAAGTCGTGGCGTCCGCACCAGTCCTTGTGCGACATGTCGCTGGGGTGCATGTAGTCGGTCGAACGCTCGGGGTCGTCCACGATCGAGCGCATGACGTGGCGCTCGATCTTGGGCAGTAAGATACCGCTGGAACCCTTGTATGAATCCTTGAGCCTCTTGAGGGCGCTGTCCTTGAACTCTCGGGCGCTCACTGGAGACGCTCGTCTCCCTCATCGAGCACGACGAGGCGACGCTTGCCGATCTGGAGGTGCATAGCAGGCTTTCGGCCGCTGGTGATGGCGTTGGTGCGGACCTTCTCCCAGTCCTCCAGCTTGACGATGATGCTCTTGCGGCCCTCGGTGCCCTTCATCTCCCACAGGTACTCGTCGTCCTTCACGTCGTTCTGATGGAGCCAGCCGGAACCAGAGCCGGGCTGACGCCTACCGCCCCTCAGCTTGGCGACTCGGCGTTCCTGCTGCTCCCATGGCTTCACTTGGTCCGAGCCACACGGCGCTTCGGCTTGGGGTCCTCGGGCAGAGGTTCGTGGAGCAGAACGTGACGCACGTGGGCATCGACCGCCGCCGCCAACTCGGGATCGGCATCGATGGCAGTGATGGCCTTGGCCACACCGTTCCAACGGTGAGTGCCGAAGTAGTACCAGGCACCCCGCTGCTCGATCACACCGCAGGCCAGGGCCACCGTTGATGTCTGCTTGATCAGGTCGTAGCTCCCCGCCGTGAACTCCTTGTGGTCATCGAAGTAGAAGTCCACGTTGGCGATGCGCCGAGGCGGTGCCGTCTTGTTCTTGATCGTCTGGCACTTGATGTTCTGGCCGACCTTGAGCTTGGCCCCGCTGTTGATCCACTCTTCCCGTGCCACCTCCACTCGGGTGAGGAAGGAGTAGTTCTTGCCCTTGCCTCCCGGTGTGATACGGGGGTCAGCGTGGCCGATGACACCGATGCGGTCACGCCACTGGTTGACGAACAGACCGAGGACGGGACGGTCGTACTCGACCAGGCTGCGTCGTTGGGCGGCGCTCGACTTGCGCATGAACTTGTTGGTCAGCAGAGCACCACGGCCGACCGTGAACTCCATCATGCTCTTGTCGTCCTCGTCGGAGGGGATCAGCGCCGGGAAGGAGTCGATCACCACGGCATCGACGGCCCGCTCGTCCATCACAGCGAGCACGGCGTCGTAGGCATCCTCCATCACGTTGGTCATCACGAAGGTGCAGCGGTCCACATCCATGCCCAACGCCTCGGCCCAGTCGGGGAAGAAGTCCTCCGAGGCCACCCACAGCGTGTGATAGTCGGGGTTGGTGGCCTGGTTGGCGGCGATGGTCTTCATGACGATGGCTGACTTGCCGCTCGACTCCATGCCGATGATCTCGTTCCAACAGTTCAGCGGCCAGCCACCACCGAGCATCAGGTCCAGCGCCAGGGCGCCGGTCGTCGCTCTCTGGTAGGTGACGTTGCGCAGGTCCGAGCCACGGACCAGGACCTGAGCCTTGGCCTTGGCGTTGATCGACTTGATCAGGGCATCGATGACTTCTGGCACGGCAGCCTCCCAGAGGAGAGACGAGCCTACATCAGGCTCCCCAGGAGGAAGCCATGCCCTGGGTGAACATGCCGTCGTTGAAGCCGCAGTTGTAGCAGTGACCAGCAGGCTGCGGCCCACGCTTCGAGACCTGGAGGTTGGCGAAGTACTGGTTGCTCCCGCACTGCGGGCAGGGGTCGGGGTTGGACTTGGCCCCCGGTCCCTGACGCCAGTTGGCCGCCATCTGGTAGATGTTCTCGATCGTGACCTTCTCGGCCTGCTGACCACCCTGCTGGCCGCCGCCGTACTGCGGGACCGGCACGAACTGGGGCGAGAAAGCTGCACCTGCTGGCGCCTGAGGTGCAGGTGTTTCACGAAAGCCTGATACCGGGGTTTGTGGGGGGCGTCCCCGTACAGCAGCCAGCCTCCGCTGATACCAACCCGTGTCACTCATGCGCTTGCACCATCCGTACGGCGTCCAACAGGAAGGACAGCAGCGTACCGGAGAGCGCAGGGGTGAGAGAGTCCGGGAGACCAAGCTCGTGGACGAGAGTCTCGGCGTAGTCGTCAGCGAGATCAGCCACGTGAGTCATCGGTCGGTCGCAGAGTGCGGCACCCATGTGAACTGATGGTAACACAGCATGTGATACTGCGCACCCATCACTTACCCTTTGCTTCCGCCCAACTGTGGCCCGACGATGCTGAGACGAGAAGAGGTATGTCTCCGAGGATGGGTGTCTCATTGAGCGGGTCCAATACCCCGCTCATCACCCGCTCAACCAGAGGCTGGACCTCTTCGACAGCATCCTCATCCACTCGGACCACGATCTCGTCGTGCACCTGAGCCAGCAGGGTGGCCGGGTAGGGTCGCAACTCTTCGAGCAGGTCCCGCATCGCCAGTTTGGTGATCGAGGAGGCGAACCCCTGAATCCTGGCGTTGACCGCCTGGCGCTCGGCTCGGCGCATGTACCCGTACTTCTCATGGTAGAGCAGTGGTAGGCGTCGCTTGCGTCCGAACGGTGGTATCAGGACGTATGGCGGGTGAACGCCCGGCGCTCTCTTGTCGCCGGAGTACCTCGCCTCCTTCAACAGCTTGCGCTTCCACGGCTCCAAGGCTCTGAACTCATCGTAGTAGCGGTCGAGGAACTGCTGGCCTCGTCGCACGCTCACGCCAGCCACGAAGGCGATGCGCTCGGGGCCTGCGCCGTAGCCGGTGGCGAAGTTGAGGGTCTTGCCGACCTGGCGCATGTCGGAGGTGACCTGTTCCAGGAGGATCTGCATCGCCACCGCCGTCGCCTCGGCGTGGATGTCACGATGCTGGCGGAAGATCTCGATCATCGCTGGCTCCTGGGCCTCGTAGGCCAGACAGCGCAACTCGATCTGGTCGTAGTCGGCCACGATCAACACCGAGCCGGGCGGGGCCACGAACAAGGTGCGGATCGACGTTCTCCCCTTGACCTCACGTGGTAGCTGCTGGAGGTTGGGGTCCGCTGCCGACAGGCGTCCGGTCTTCGTACCGTGCTGCTTGAAGCTGGTGTGCACCGTGGGCAGTGGACCGATGCCGGTGACCATGCGGCTGTAGATACCGGAGGCATCAACGTGCTTCGTCTTCGTCCTCCAGATGGTCTTGCCCTGCTCGTCCTTGTCCCGGTACCTCTCATCCTCGTCGTGCTCGGGCATCCCGATGAAGGTGCCTCGCAGCTTCTCCAAGGTGGACCACTCCAACAACGTCACCGCCATCGGGTTGCCCTTGTCCACGTAGGCCTCCAGCACCTCTTGTGTTACCTGGGCGACGCCGGTCTTCTCGGTACGGCTGATCGGTTCGAGGTTCTGAGACTTGAGTGGCTTGCGTTGGGAGAGGCTGTGCATCGGCCGTCCCTGGCGCTCCCCGGTCCTCTTGTCCTCGATCCAACCGTTCTCACCGAACAGCACCCAGCGCTTGGCCTCGGGCTGGCTGAGCAGGAAGCGACCATCGGCCAGCTTCCACGCTCGTTCCTCGACCTCGTGGATCTGTTCCTCCAAGGAGGCTCGCACGCTGTCGATCTGGGTCAGGTCCACCGGGAATCCGGCGTACTCCATGGCCATGATCGAGGGGTACACCGACATCTCGAAGTCGTAGGTCTCCAGCACGCCGTCCCGCTGGAGCTTGGAGAACAGCTTGCGGAAGCGGAGCCAGCAGTATCTCACGTCCTTAGCCAGGTATCGAGCGACCTCATCGAGACCGAACTTCTCGATGCCTGCCTTGCCCATGGGTGGGTACCACGCCGCCCGCTGCTTGTACGGAACCTCGAACCAATCGCCGGTCAGGTCCTTGATCGAGTAGCTCTGGAGATCCTCGTCCAGGCAGTGGGTGATGAGGATCGTGTCGTGATACGGACCTGGTGGTATCTCATCGCCGTAGTACTTGGCCATCGACATCAGGTCGAACTTGAGGTTGTGCCCGATCTTGGCCCGGTCGCTGTAGAGCAACGGCTGGATGATCTCGCACGCCTGGTCGGGGTACATCTGCTTCGGCGGCGGTGCGAAGGTGGCGGGCACGGTGTGCTCATACAACGCCATCGACGGCTTGCCGGTCGGTGTCCGACCACGGGGGTCATCGGTACCGAAGTACAGACACCGTGGTGTCTTCTCCCTGCGCTCCGGTGTGAGTCGCACCCCCTTGGGGTGGCCGATCGGTATGAGGAACGGCGTGCCGCTCACCCCGAGTCCGATCCACGTGACTGCGTTGGATCGAACCCGGAGCGATGTGGTCTCCACGTCGATGACGAACTCAGGCTGTCGCTCCAAGTGAGCGACAGCCTCCTTCAACTCCTTGGGATCGAGGATGACGTGGGGCGAGCGGTGCACGCCTACGTTCTAGTCGTCGTACTCGGCGGCCAGTTCCTCGGCCAACTCCCGGATGTCCTTGGGCAGCGGGATCTCCACGATCTCCGGGGTGTACTTGGTCAGGGCATCCAACTCGTACTGCTCGGGCGGCTCGATGTCGTAGTCGTCACGCAGCGCCGTGCGGCTGACCGAGGACACGTTGTGCTGCACCGTGCCCTTCTTGCCGGTCTTGCTGACCAGGAAGTAGCCCCTGGAGAGCGGGCCGATCTTGGGGTCGTTGGCGTAGCCCTTGAGCACGTTG